TGCAGCCGGTCGAAGGTGATGATGTCCTCGAAGGCCAAGAAGAAGACCTGAAGTTCTACACCGACAACGTGTTCATCGACCAGATGCGCCAAGGTGTGAACGCGGGTGGCCGCATGACTCGCAAGCGTACCTTGCACGATCTGCGCATGATCGCCAAAAAGCGCCAGTCCGACTGGTGGAGCCGTGTGTTCGACGAACTGCTGTTCATCTACCTGTCCGGCGCACGCGGCGTGAATGCCGACTACACCTTCCCGACAACCTACACCGGGTTCGCCGGTAATGCTGTCGAGGCTCCTGATGCCGATCACATCCTGTACGCAGGTGCGGCAACCAGCAAGGCTTCATTGGTATCCACCGACAAGATGACGCTGACCGTCATCGACCGTCTGGCTGCGAAGGCAACCATGATGGGCGGCGGCACCGAGGGCATCCCCTCGATCCAGCCGATTATGATCGACGGCGAAGAGCACTACGTTCTGGTGATGTCTCCATGGCAGAAGTACGACCTGAAGCGCGACACCGGCACCGGTGGCTGGCTCGACTTGCAAAAGGCTGCTGCTGCGGCAGAAGGCAACAAGTCCCCCATCTTCAAGGGCGGTCTGGGCATGTACAACAACGTGGTGCTGCACGAAGCCAAGCCGGTGATTCGCTTCACCGACTACGGCGCAGGCGGTGACGTGGCTGCTGCGCGTGCCTTATTCATGGGTACGCAGGCTGGCGTCGTGGCCTTCGGCTCCGCCGGCACCGGCATGCGCTTCGACTGGCACGAAGAGAGCCGCGACAACGGCAACCAACTGGTTGTGTCCACCAACTCGATCTTCGGTGTGAAGAAGTGCCGCTTCAACGGCACTGACTTCGGTTGCATCGCGGTGGATTCTGCTGCGGCCAATCCGGGCTAATCAGTAGCGGGCGGTGAAAGCCGCCCCTCTGAATACAATCTTTCAATTTAGGAGATACTAAAATGGCAACTTTGACTGCAAACGCTGCAACTGCGCAGCAACCCTCTATCTCGCCGGATGCTGCCGGTGAGGTGTATGCCGTTCGCGGCGAAATCGCGCTGGCTGCTGCTCTGGCCCTGAACGACGTGATCGAAATGGTGAAACTGCCGGCCGATTGCGTGCCGGTGGACTTCATCATCGACACTGACGATCTGGACTCTGGCGCAACCCCAGCGCTGGCAATGGCTGTTGGCTTCACTGCTGGCACCAATGCCGAGTTCCGTGCTGCTGCTGCCGTCGGCCAAGCCGCTGGTCTGGTCCGTATGGACAGTGTTCTGGCTCCGCGCATCGCTCCGACTACTGCTGATCGTGTCGTTGGCCTCAAGGTCACGACCGCACCAGCAACCGGCGCAACGACCGGAACCATCGGCTTCACCCTGCAATACCGCGCGGCCCGTTACGGCGCGTAACAAACCGGTGGGCGGCTTCGGTCGCCCACTATCAACTACTGACGCAGAAACCATAAGGAGTGGTAGCTATGTTGATCAAATGCAAACTGAAACGCGAAGGCGGCTCCAAGATTAAGATCGGCGGGGTGGAGTATCACTTCGTCCCGGACGATAACGGCGACCATGTTGCCGAGGTGACAAACGAAGCGCATGCCAATCGTTTCCTCGAAATCAGCGAGGCATACGAGGCGGTCGGTGCGAAGAAGCGGGCGAAGGCCGTGCAGGCTCAAGCGCCTACCGAACCCGGCAATCCTTCTGGCACGACTGGTGACAATAGCCAGACCGGTGTTGAAGATACGCCTGTCGTTTCCGCTGCAGAGATCAACGCGATGGGCAAGAAGGAGCTGTTGGCGCTGGCCGTGGAAAACAATGTCGAAGTGAACGACAAGTCTCCGGTGCCTGTGCTGCGCAAAGCGCTCATCAAGGCGTTCGGTCTGTAACCAAAAGGGGATTGCTCAATGGCATACACAATGCAGCAGGTAGTCGACAAGGCGCGCCAGCCTCTCAATGACGAGGACAAGGCGCGCTATGCCGACACCGAACTGCTTGGTTATGCCAACGATGCAACGCTTCTTTTGCGTAACAAGCGGCCGGATCTGTTCTTTGGGATGTATGCCTCGGAGATTACGGCAAAGACGATTGACGAAGCCTTCCCGCTGGATGATGCGCTGGTCCCGGCAGTGTGCGACTACGTTACTGCCAGAGCCGAATCAAAAAATGACGAGAGCGTGCTGTCCGAGCGAGCGGCTATTTACTTTGCGCTGTTTAAGGGGCAGGTGCAATGATCGTCCCATTCAATAATCTATACGACGAGGTGCTGCCAGATGTGCCGGGCGTACCAGTAGCCGTTGCGCTGAACGCCATCCGTAATGCCTGCATAGAGTTCTGCGACCGTAGCAAGATATGGGTGGTCGACCACGATCCAGTCGCAGCAATAGCCGGAGAGTCTGTTTATCAGTTCGAGCCTCCCAATGGGGCAGTTGTGTGCGGCGTATCTACTGTGCGCTTCGATGGTGTTGATATTGACCCAACGACCCAGCTTGACCTGCGCAGTAAATACAGCGACTGGCCCAGCATGACCGGCACGCCGCGTCGTTACCTGCAAGAAAATACCGAGGAGCTGATCTTGTTCCCGAAGCCGGCCGCAGCGCTGGCCGACGCGCTGACCATGAAGGTAGCGCTCAAGCCAACTCGAAAAGCAACAGGCATCGAGGGATGGATCGTTGAGAAGTTTTCGGAAGAGTTGGCGCATGGGGCAAAGGCGAAGTTGTTTGCCATGCAGCAAAAGCCATGGACAAGTGCGGAACTGTCCGGCTATCACGCCGGGAAATTTGAGAGCGCTATTGATTCCGCCAAATTGGCAGTAGCCCAATCTCTCGTAAAAGCAAGGATGCGCACAAAAGCGCAGTTCATTTAAGGGGAAACCATGACTGGATTCAGCAACTACTTGGAGGCGATGATCGTCAACAGTTCGCTTCGCGGCGTGGCTTTTACAGAGCCTGCCGCGCTGCATATCGCGCTATTTACAGCGGACCCTACCGATGATGGCAACACGAACGAGTGCGCCTACACAGGCTATGCGCGGCAGGATGTGACGGGCGGATGGAATGCCCCAACAGGGGCTGATAACGCATCGCTCAACAGTTCGCAGATCCAGTTCCCGGTGAATGGTGGAGTGTCTGATGTGATCGTCACGCACTTCGGCATATTCGATGCGTCGACTGCAGGCAACTGCCTTTATACGGGCGCACTGACAACGGCCAAGACGATCCAGCCGGGTGACCAACTCGCGTTTGCAGCCGGGGCCATCACCATTAAGCCTGACACGGTGTAGCCATGCTCGATGACTGGATGCTAGACGCATTCAAGCTCGACAGCGGTATAGCGTATGCCGAGGTGCAGGTAGCCTCAAGCCCGCAAGCAGATGGTGCGGCATGGCTGGCAAAGTATGGAACAGGTAGTGCTGCTTCGGCTTCATCTGCATCAGCGGTCGGACTGAAGCAGGCCAATGCGGTGGCTGTATCGGAATCAGCACCACTGGCAACAGGCGGCGCGCATTTGTTTGTGAACGCGAACAGCATTGCCTTGGCGCACCCATCGTGCGCTGCGCTGGGGAACATGCTACTGGCGGCGAGAGGTGCATCGGAGTCTGTATCAAGCGTTATTGCAAACAGCATTCTGGTTGTGAATGCGGCAGCCACTGCTGGGTCGGCAAGTGATGCTTCGGCTATTGGCGCAAAACTTCCGCTTGATGCTTCTGAATTCGTTGTGCATCTGGTAGAAGAGGTGAGGCTGATCGCTCTCGCGCGAGACGTGCAAATGACGATCCCGGACGATGCGCTCGAAATGGCGATAACAACATAGAGGTGTGACGTGGCCCTTCCTTCATACAACAAGCAACCGGCCGAGGTGATCGATGTCGATATTTCCTGCGCTGACTGGTTGCCAACTTCGGACAGCATCGCATCCGCATCTGCGGTTGGTGATGACGGGATCACTGTGGGGCTGTCGGAGATCGACAACGGACAAAAGATAGTCAAACAGTGGGTGTCTGGCGGATTAACCCTGACCAAATACAAGATCACAGTGACGATCACCAGCACAGAAGGCCGCGTAAAAGAGGCCGATTTCTACATCAAGGTAAAGGAACTCTGACATGGAACGCTTCTTAAATCGAGTATGGGTGACACTTGCTTCCGGCATTGACGCTTCAACTACAACGCTTCCGTTGACGGCCGGGCACGGAGCTAGATTTGGCACTATCCCAGCCGGAGATAAGGTGCGCATCGTTTTCCTAGACTCCGTGAACAACGTCTCTGAAATCGCTTATGTGACAGCAATCTCTGGCGACACAGCGACTATCGCGCGCGGGCAAGATGGCACGGTTGGTGCTGTGCATTTGGCCGGTGATCGGATCGAGCATCGCCTCGGCAAGAGTTCTATGGAGGCTATGACTCAATTTCCGCCAAACACGCGCATGTTGTTCAACCAGACCGCAGCCCCGACAGGCTGGACGAAGGATGCTACCGCAGCGCTGAACGATTCCGCGCTTCGTATAGTGACAGGCGCGGTGGCAAGTGGCGGTTCACTCGCCTTCTCAGCTGCGTTTGCAGCGGGAAGGGTAGTGAGCGGTACGACTGACGGCTTTGCGGCGGGCGGCACAGTGAACAGTGGGGGTAATGGGACATCGGGAGCCACCACGCTGTCTGTAGCACAGATGCCGAGCCACAAGCACGAAGAGCAGCATTCTAATGGTGGCGGCGGGGTTGCTGGAGTTTCCGGCGTCTGGGGCAGTGGTTCCTCAACCCCTTCGTACAATTATACGCTCGCAACTGGGGGTAACGGTTCTCACACGCACACAACCCCGGCGCACTCTCACAGCTTTACCGGAACTGCCCACAGTCACACGCTCGCTTCCTCAAGCCTCGCCATGAATGTGAAGTACACCGACCTCATCATTGCTACGAAAGATTAACCTGATGGCAAAAATAGACAAAATCATCTGCCCGCTAATGAAGAGGGAGTGCATCGAGGATGGCGCGATAGTAGATGGCGAAATGCAAGCCTGCCGCTTCTGGGTGTACGTGCACGGCAAATCCCCGCAGGATGGTGCGGAGGTAAAGCAAGGAGATTGTGCCTTCGCGTGGACACCTGTGCTGTTGATTGAGAACAGCCAAATGCAGCGGCAGACGGGGGCGGCAGTGGAGAGCTTCCGCAATGAAATGGTAAAGGCGAACGCGACAGGCCAGCAGATGATGATGTCAGTAGCAGGCTTGGCAAACGGGCAGATTTTGAAGATCGGAGGGGATTAAAATGCGAGTAACGATAGTACCTGTCGATGGCGTGGTTGGAGTAGATGGAGAATTCCGCAAAGTTGCCGGGCTGGCGGAAATGTACCCTAATGTGCATGCGATTCAGTGGGGCGAGCGCGGAGAGCAGGGGCATGTAGAGCTAACCGATGGTGCGCCGAATGGGGGGGAAGTTACGCTGAGTGACCTACAACCCGCCCTCGATGCTTGGCATGCTCTGACCCCTCCGCCACCTACGGCTGCGGAGCTTCTGACCGAGGCAAAGGTTAAGCAAATTACGCTTATCACTGATGCCTATACTGCGGAGAATAAAGCGTCCGTCAACTACGCTGGGCACACCTTCCAAGCGGATGAAGAATCTGTAGCGCTCATGGCGCAGGTAGCTACGGCTCTCCCGGCCGGAGCAAGCATTGACTGGTACGACGCAGCCAATGTGAAGGTGCCACTGACCGACGCACAGTTTACTGAATTGCGCGGTGTGATTCTGTTGCGCGGCCAGCCACTGTTTGCAAAGCGCCGCCAGCTCAAGGACGCGATTGCAGCGGCGGCAACGGTAGCGGAAGTCGAGGGAGTGGTCTGGTGAGTCAGTTCACCACGCCTGCTGATTTGCGACTGCTTGAAGATGAAACTTGGGAGCTGATCCGGGCTTTCGAGTTTCATGTTGGGGCATTTCCAAGCGAGGACGTGATCCATGTCCCTGCCGGGTTTGTCACGGATCTGGCAAGCATCCCGCGTCCGTTCTGGCCAATCTTTCCCCCTCATGGGAGGTACGCGAAGGCGGCGATTGTGCATGACTACCTGTACGCCTATGGCATGTTCAGCCGCAAGTATGCGGATGATGTGCTGTTTGAGGGGATGTCTGTATTGGGCGTCCCGGCTTGGCGCAAGTACATCATCTATTCTGCGGTCAGGATGTTCGGCGGAAACTTCTACAACGGGTAAAGCACAATGGCTGGTATCAAGCTGACTGCGTTTTCAGGCATTGCGCCAAAGATTGCGAACCGCAACCTGCCGGACGGCATGGCGCAGATCTCCGATAACTGCCGCCTACTGTCCGGGTCTTTGCGCGCCTTCTCTGACAAGTTGCCAATATCATCCAATACACTGCGCAGCGGTACAGTTCGTTCGATATTCCGCCTGACTGACGGCTACAGTGATTATTGGATTAGCTGGAACGAGGATGTTGACTGTGTGCGCAGTCAGGTGGTTGGTGATGTGCATAACCGCATCTACTGGACCGGCGACAACGAGCCAAGAACGACCAGTTTTGCCAAGGCCGTAAATGGCGGAGGCGTGATGCCTGACAGTTGTTTTGTGCTGGGAGTGGTCGCACCTTTGGTTGCACCTACTGTCACGCCGACAGGTGGTGTTGGCGCTGCGCTGGTGCGTGGTTACGTCGAAACTTTCGTGACGCAATACGGGGAAGAGGGTGCGCCAAGCCCGGTGCAACTTGTCACCGGGAAGGCAGACACGACGACATGGGCGCTTTCTGCGCTCAATGCCGCGCCGATCAATACTGCAGCAATCTCCGGCGCGGTACATTCTGTCGGCATTGTTACCATCACCACAGCATCGACAAAATACCTGCGCGCCGGGGAAGAGGTTGTTCACGACTCGATAGTAGGCATGACGGACCTTAATGGGTCTTTCGTCATCACGGAGATCATCGATACATCGCATTACAAGGTGGCGCTCACGACGGCGCAGACCTACACCAGCGGCGGAACGTGGACGCGCATAGCGCCACACAACACGGACAGCATGACGCGCCGCATCTACCGCACCTTGAGCGGCAAGTATTACTTCGTGGCAGAGTTGCCGATAGCGACCACCACATACAATGACGTGCTTACAGATGCAGAGCTACAGGAAGAGCTGCCTTCTCTTGGCTGGGCACTGCCGCCGGCAACCATGAAGGGCATAATCGCGCTGCCGAACGGCGTCAATGCTGCAATCGACGGATACGACATCTGCTTTTCAGAGCCGTGGTATCCGCACGCATGGCCTATCAAGTATCGCCAGCCGTGCGGCTTCGAGCCGGTAGGTATCGCGTCTTTCGGCACAAGCATTGTGGTGGGCACCAAAGGC